TGATCTTCAAATGGATGCTATGAATGGCTTTGATATCATCACAGCACTAGATCCTAAGATACAAGAAGATGATCCAATACCTTTAGTTAAGACTGACTATACACCGTCTTAGAACATGAATATATAAACAAATAATGTTTGTATATGAAAAGAATTATCAATTGGTTAGGTGGTCTTTTAAAAGATGAAAAAGGCACGCCTTCATCAAAAAGGTTTATTGGTATTTTAGCAGGTGTAACATTATGCGCCGCTTTAATGATTAATCTTTACACAGATATGCCAGTAGAGCCAACTCTAGTAAATGCCGTTGCTGCAATTTGTATCGGTGGTTTAGGTTTAGCATCTGCTGATAAAATCTTTGGGAAGAAGAAAGTAGATATAGGAGACCAACAAATAAATTCATAACATGGCAGTAACTGGATCAAGTACAGATGCTAATGGCGATCAGTTATTAGTTAGTCTTAAAACACCATACGAAAATGTAACCGAAGTAATAGGATTTACTGATTCTATTACAGGTGAATCTACCTCTTGTTATTATAACAAGGATTTTAGGTGGGGTATTGATGGTGTGACTTATTCTGATTGGGTTCCACTTACTGATATAAATTTAGAAGCATTAACATTAAATCCTAAAAATCCATTTTGGATTCAATATAGGTATACACAAGTAGGTGATTGTACTTTAACATTTAATTCTATAGCATTAGAGATTGTAACCGATGGTGGTGTAATTTGTAAAATACCTCAAATTGATTGTGGTGGAGTAGACGGTTGCTCTGGTGCTCTTAACTTGGCGTTTGATTGCTGTGGGGGTGGATGGAATCCTTATGATATATCTAGATAATGAATTACCAACTCGGGATATAAATTTCAATCCTTTAATGATGGACTTTCCCGTCCAATTTGAAATTCATATTGTAAAATCTGCATTTGAGGCAGTGTTCGGCGTAGGAGCAAAACCACAAATGAGAGACTATTTATATTTTAAACAATTTATGAATAGAATGTATGAAGTTGATGCAGTTGCACAATCAGATGATTTTATGTATACTGGTGCATATTGGAGAGTAAGCCTAGTTACATATCAACAAAGAACAAATGTAGGGTTTGAAGATACTGCTGAAGGTGATGCAGCTGAAGCATCTACTGAAGCATTAGTTTCTAATGTAGAGGAAAAATTTAGGGTTGAAAGAGAGAATGAATTTAAAGATGTTAGAAAACCTAATGAATATAACACAATAGGTAGCCAAGCTAATGATTATGTAAGAAGGGCATTAAATAAAAAGATGACTATTACAGAAGAGAATGTCTATAATCAATGGACAATCATTTCTAAATATCATTATGCATTAGGTACATTAGAGGATAGGTCTATAGCAGTGAAATATAGATATAAGGATGGGTGGACAAATACTGATAATAGAGCATTTACATTTTGGTTTAGACCTCAATACATTAAACCAATTCAAAAAAATCTCTTAGTTATTTTAATAAGTGATGAAGGTGGTTATCCTAAGTTAGTGACACCAGGTTTACCTATTGCTCCAAAGAGTGATATAATTGTTCCAGGTGATTGGGTTTCTATTAGAGGTACAAATTCTTATAATGGTATACAAAGAGTTAAAGAAGTCATTGGGGATAGTATTGTTTTAGATACACCTTACATAGACAATATAATAACACCAACTGCAAAGTTTAATAAAGAAGTAAGTAATACTTTTTTAGCATATGATAACTATGAATTTAAATCACCTATAACAGCATATGTTGAATTTACATATACTACTAATTGGTTTATTATTAAACTTAATGATATTTATTATAAATATGATTTAAGTAAAAAATCAATTAGCCTTATAAAAGATAAATGGTATGCAGCAACTATTAACTTAAATAACTTATCAAAACAATTATCATTATTTTTATATAATACGGTAGAACAAGCAGGTGCTGCAAATCCAGATAGAACAGCAGATTTAACTAATATTTATGTAAATACACAAACTATACCTGCTACATCTGTGCCTGATGGTTTTGCATGGAAATTATTTGGTTGTCAAACCGACTTAACTAACATAAGAATTTGGAGTCAACCTATAGAAGAAGAATTACAAGAATTAATCTTAAGTCAATATGTAGTAAAGGATTCACACCTAGCTTTGGTATTAGATAATGCTTCACCAGAATTATTATTGCCAACTGTTACTAACCCAAGATAACTTGGAATATATATTATAAATTTAGGGAAAATGAAAGACGAATCGAAAAATAAATTTCGTGACAGTTTAGGTGATCTATTAAATGATTTGCCTGATGAGGTTGAAGGTTTAAGTAATAACACAGAGGAGCTACAGCCTGTAAGAGTTGATAGTGGCCAAAGTGCTGCACTGATAAAAGCTAAGAATAAGGCAGAATCAGTAATGAATAGTTTATTAACTTTTTACTTAAGTGAAGATATAATAGCAGAACATGAATACATTAGAGCAAAGGCTGCTTTAGATGAATCTGCATTATCTATGCTAATCAGACAAATGCAAAATAGTGAAACTGCTATTACCTTATTAATGGAGACTATACATGAAGGTGATGTATCTCCTAGAATGTTTGAAGTACTTAGTGATTTACAGCGAACTCTTTTAGATATTATAAAAAGCCAAACAATGTATATGGTAGCTATTGAAGAAAACGCTAAAAAGATATCACGAGATGTTGATGTTTATCACAGTACTGAGAATTCAACATCCAATAAACAAAGTGGTATTAAATCTAGAGGAACTAAAGATTTAATGAGAGCTTTACAAGACACAATTAAAGAAGAAGATATAGAAGATGTCGATGCAACTGAAAATGAAGAATGATTGCCTGTTAATTCAGGAAATCGAACAAGAAGAAGCAACTACAGCCGCAGGAATTATAATACCTGCTGATAAATATAATCGCAGAGCTATAGTTATTAATCCAGGTGATGCAAAACATTTAAAAGCTGGAGATGTTATATTAAAAAATATAGGAAAAGGCACAGTGTATAATTTAAATGATGAAGAGTTTGAAATAATACATGTTGGAGAAGCCTTAGCCGTGATAGAAAATAATGCCTAGACCACAAGCAGAATCAGCAGGATTTGAATTTAAAGTATCTAAAGGTGCTGAATCTTTTGCATGGACTTCCGAAAAGGTAGAACAATTAATGTTAGCTTTAGATGAAGGGTATAAACCTAAGTCTACACCTTTCTATGAAGGTAATCCTAATTTAAGAAAAGGTAATATTGTTTTTAATTATACTGCTGATGAATTAAAAGAAATTAAAAGGTGTGCAAAGGATATTGTATATTTTGCAAATACTTATTGCACTGTGATGACTGATGAAGGATTACAAACCATTTCATTAAGACCTTACCAAGAAAATATGCTAAGGCAGTTTCAAGCAGAAAGATTTAATGTTTGTTTAGCAAGTAGACAAGTAGGTAAAACAATATGCTCTTCAATTTTTATTGCATGGTATTCTGTATTTAATTTTGATAAGAACTCTTTAATACTTTCAAATAAAGGTGCTACAACAAGGGAAATTATTGATAAAGGTAAAACTATATTAGAACACTTACCTTTCTTTCTAAAGCCTGGTACATTAAAATGGGATGTATTTAATTCTAAGTTTGATAATGGTTGTAGAATAATTGGTCAAACAACTACAAAGAAAGCAGCAATTGGTTTTACTATTCATTTATTATTCATGGATGAGTTTGCTCACATACCTGCAAACTTTGTAAATACTTTTTATGAAAACGTATATCCAACAGTATCCGCTTCACAAAACTCTAAAGTTATTATAACAAGTACACCAAACGGCTTTAATAAGTTCTATGACATTTATACAGCAGCTGATAAAGGATTAAGTGAATATACACCATTCCGAGTTGATTGGTGGGATGTGCCTGGTAGGGACGATGCATGGATGCGCCAAGAAGTTGCTAACTTAGGAAGCGATGAAGCATTTAACAGACAATATGGAAATCAATTTATAGCAAGCTCTTCACTATTGTTAAGTGCAGCTAGCCTTAAAAAATTAACACAAGGACAAATAGAATTTGAACATAAAGAAATACCTGAATTTGATGATGCTGATATTGATTATTCTAGTTTATTATGGCAACCTAATTTTAATCTTGATGAAATAGAAGAAGATTACAATTATTGGGTATTCTCTGTTGATATAGCTGAAGGTACAGGTGGTGATTATTCTGTCATTAATATATTTCAAATAAAAATGTTAGATGAAAAAGATTGGAAATCAGTAACTACTCCAGGTAGTTTTGTTGACTTCTTTGGTATAAGACAAGTTGGTAGGTTTAGAAGTAACTCTCATACTATTGAAGAATTTGCTAAAGCTTTGTATATTTTAGCATTTGATTTATTTTATTCAGAAAATGTAAAATTAATTATAGAATGGAATATGTTTGGTGGTGAATTAATAAAAAGAATGGAAACAGTCTTTCCACAAAGAAATGAATTTGATGAAGAATCTGTCGTAAAATTTAAACATAGAGTTGATGCAAAAACTAAACAGTTTGGATTAAAGGTTAAGAAAGATAATAAACCTATTTTTTGTCAAAACTTTAAAAAATATATTTCTCAAAATAAAATTTGTATCTATGATAAAGATACAGTAAAAGAATCCTCAACGTTTGGTAAACTTCCAAACGGATCATATGCAGGCCAATTAGGCAATGATGATTTAATTATGACTTGTATAAATAGTTCTGAATTCTTTACGACATTAGATTTTTCTGATTTTGTTGAAGAGATATATGATGATATAGATCCTTCTATTCAAAATAAAATAGAAGAAATTTTAGAAAAAGATTCAAAGGGTGGGAATCTTAATTTTGATATCTATGACTTAGTATAAAAAGTAGTTACTTAGTAGATATATAAAAAAACTAATAAACAAAAAAAATATAATACAAGATGGCACTAGATCCAAAAATCGCTTCTCTTAAGGCTGCAGGAACATATAGATTTGAATTTGACAAAAGTCAAGTCGTTAGTATCCCTGCTAATCAAACACGACTTGTTGTCGGTTTTTCTAAGACAGGCCCGTTTAACACTCCCGTCTTCATTCCCGATACAGCTTTCTTTAAGCAAGTATATGGTGATATAGATAGAAATTTAGAAAGAAAGGATTCTTACTTCCACAGAAGTTGTTTA